AAAACATCAAGATACACAATATATTCTCGGGAATCATAATCAGGAATAACTCTTATTCCATCTTCATCTATTTCTATTTCCGGAAGATAATTTTTTATTACATAATATATCTTATCTTTTATTATCATTGCATTGAACGAATTAACCGAACCATTTAAATAATCGGAAACAATATTTGTTCCTCTATCAGGATCTTCGGGATTTTCACCCTGTTCTGTTTCAATTATATCTTCAAGAGCGAGTTTTAACGCCTCATAACCTGTCTTTTCAGCAACAGAATTTTTAAGACTTGATTTTCTTCTGAGATATGGATCAATATCTTTCATCTATTTCCCCGTTAATTATTCAGTATTATTTATTAAAGATTATAAGTTGATAAATAATATTGAAACTTTATATTGGAGATTGCTATGAAACCTAGAATAAAAAAGATATCAATAAAAAATAACCTTGAAAATAATTCTTGTCAGTATTGTACTGGAAAACCTATTTGTTAATTAAATGCTGGTTGCGAAAAATCGGGAACACCTAAATCTCCATTCACTCCTCCGCGATGAATCATGCTGATTATTTCTTGATCTTCTTCATCAGGATCTTTTTCAATTAAAGATGAAGTTCCAGTAATATCAATTCTATAAGGGATTTTTTCAGAAACATCAATTACAAATCCTTCGTAAGTCCTACCATTCACACGATTTTTCAAGACCCAAGCAAATTGTTTATTATTTCTTCGGTCCTCTATAGTCGAAGTGATATTAATGAATATATCTGTTGTATCTGGTAATCCTTTTGAATCTCCAGCATCCATCATATCAGCACCCATTCCGGTTTTCATATTTTTTCTGTTTCCTTCTCTAGTAGGTTGTGCGGCAGTTACAACCGGAATAGATTTTTTCTGCGGAATTGTTCTCAACTCGACAGAGTTTTTAATTCCCTTATCATATGTCCCTTCCCATTTTGAAGTTGGATTAAGCAACATAAGATAATCAACAAAAACAACTGAAATCTGAATTCCTTTTCTTTCCAAAACTTTTAATAAATTTTCAATTCCTTTCGCTGATACTGAATAACCGGGATATTCAACAATATATTGAGAACCATAAGCCTTTTTTGTTTCTGATCTTTTTTCTTCATAAATTTTTGGATTATTAATTCTCAATTCCTTAGCTTCTTCCCTCGACATTTCAAGATCATGAAGAAGAGAAAATCTTGATAAATCTTCTTTAGGCATTTCGAGGGTTACATAAAGCGTGTTTTGATCTGGACTGTATCTTCTCACGGCTGAAGCCATAGAAAGCATGAATCTACTTTTACCTCCATGAGTTCCAGCTTGAATAATTGTCAAAGATTTCTTTTTCAGACCTCCACCAAAAAATTTATTCCATTCAGGCCAATCGAGAGGAACCATTTCATCTTTGCTTAACAAAATATCATCCATAACATTATCATCATCAACACAAATCCATTCATCATCATGAATAGAATATGAAATAGCTGTTTGCATGTTTTTTGCAACTTCACCCATGTCCTTTTTGCTGTTGCCGGAATAGATATTTGCTCCATCTTTTACACAAAGCCCAAATTTAGCCCTTTTAATCCATTTTTCCATTTCCGAATAGAAAGGTTCAAGATCTATATTTTTGAAGCTCTCAGGGCATTCTGGCTTTATTATATCAAGTTTTATTTTGATAAGCTCTGCTTCCTGTTGCCAAACATTATCCATAATAAGAATTTCCAAATTTTTATCGGGAAATTTACCATATTTTTGATAAAATGAATGAATCAAACCGTAAATTTCTCTGATATGACCGTCACTGAACATTTCGGGAATTAAAACATCAATCAATTTTTCTTGAACTAATTCATTGTATATCATTACTCGGATGATTATTTTTTCATCCAATGTTTTGTTTGTTTCCATTTAGATTTTAACCTCTTTTTGAAGATTTCTTTTCAGTCTTTTTTTCAATATCCTCGATTGGATCTTTATCTTTGACTCTTTCAAAATCATCAGAAAGGGTTATATTTTTTCTTCCGAGAAGATAATATTCTTTAAGTTTATTATTAATATAATCAAGTTTTTCTTTGGTCCACCATTCTTTGGCTGTCATTTTTGAAAGTTCTGTGGAGATAATTTCAACATTTAAATCTGGTATTGTAATAATAGAACCTTTTTTTCCTCCTCCTACAGCTTTGGAGGTCATCAATTTATGATCTTTTAAAAATTCCCAAAGACCAGAATATCTGTCTGTCCCATTTATAAATTTGGAAAAGAAAGAAAATTTAGCATTTTCTCTAATATCTCTATGTTTTTTAGCTGTTATTATAAATTCTGTTCCAACAACTTCATCGCCTTCTTTCATTTTAGCCTTTCTCAAAACAAAAGTAACAGAATTTGAATAAGCAACCCCTGTTCCCGAACTTTCCTTCATTCCCTCGAATGCTGACATTGAAGCATACTGATGATTTACAAGATTAAGAGGAATATTCAAAATGGCTAAATCCATTGTTATTGTTCTGAAAAGGGATTTCACTTCTCTTGCTCTTGTCATGTCAACAGAAGCCTTTTCATTTGTAGCATCAGTCGCTTCTTTCTTTGAAGGGGGCATTCCGATTGAATCGATAGTTACTAAAACTTTAGCATCTTTCCAATTTTCAAGATTTGCTTTAATATATTCAAGCATGTTATTAAGCTGAATTTTAATATCTTCGACCGTTTTACATGGAAAAAGATTGAATCTTTCTATTTCATCAGGACTAAGCACTTTTTTTATTGCTTCACTTGCAAAAGTTCCTTCAGTTTCAAGAAGTAAAGCTATATGATTTTTATTTGATTTAACATGATGAATCATTTGATTTGATGTTAAAAAAGATTTTCCAGTCGATTCTTTCCCGGCCCATTGAACAATCATTCCAGAAGGAATTCCACTGTATATATCACAGCCAGTAAAAAAATTTAAAATATAATTACCGGTATCAACATGATATTTCCTTTTATAAACTTCACAAGTATCTATATTACCAGCATACTTGTTTTTACTTGCATTCACAAGTCCATTCAACATTCTTTTGTTAATAACCATAAGATTCTCCCTCTCTTAGTTCAAAAATATTTATCATTTAACATTTTAAAGATTAAATACTAATATAAAAAAGTCAAGAAAATTTGAAACAAGAATTTCCTACATCAAAAATTCTATGATACTTATTTGCAATCATATTTTCATATCCTGTTTTTGTAGGATCAAAATTTTCCAAAATATCTTTTAATTTATGTTTTTGGAATTTTATTCTCCAAACTATTTTTATTTTAAAGATAGTGATTTGAAACTTTACAATAGATGTTCTGTGGGAAAATTTAAATCCAGAAATATATTTTTTCAACTGAGTCATTGATCTCAAATCATCGAACGAATACCATTCCATAAATCACTCCAAAAATTTTTTCTATTATATCAAAATAAATTTTCAAAATCAAGAAAAAAGGCGGCCTTTCAGCCGCCCGAGATTATCCGTTTGATTATCTATTAAGTGTAAGAAGGAAGATTGTCTACATTGACTCTTCTGAAGAAATCGTTTGTTCCAACTGTAGCAGCGAGAGGATGCTGTGTGAATCCGTACATTGTCCAGAGGAATTTTACAGGTTGTCCGTTTGCATCTCTAATAGTTTTAGTCACATCAATTCCGAGATATGGGTGAAAAAAGATTCCAGCTCTTGTGTTTGCTTCAGGATCATTTGAGAAATCTTTCATTCCCATACTGATTGTTCTGGTTCTGAGCCATGGATTTACATAAACTCTGAAAGCGCCATTAAGAACACCAACAAATGGGTTTTTCATAGGCTGAGCCATTCCACCAGCAACACCAGAAGTATCAAGCATTCCGTAGGATTTGAAGAAAGCATATGTTACAGGATCAATCACGAGGAAAGTTCCAGCTTCCATAAAGTTAGCGGAAAGAATATCAGCACTTCTAAAATTGAGGTAAGTTAAAAGAGTTTTAATCTTTTCTTCTTCCCAACGACCGTCTGCATCATCATAATCCCATGTGAAAATTCCACCAAGATCTGAACCAGAAAGCACTTCATAGAAAACCCTTCTGTTAAGTTCCTGTCTGAGAGCCATGACACCAATGCTATCGGTGAGTGTATCAGCATCAAGACCATAATTATCTCTCATTTTTGCATTGAACTGTTTTGTGTATCTGATTCTGAGTTCATGGTCTTCAGCTTCAACATTTGCAAGATCAACACCGAGTTCAACTTCTTTAATAGTAGTTGTTGCGGCTTCTGCGGCGGCGATTGTAGCGAATTTTGTGTATTCCCTGAAAACGGAAACACCAATCTCTGAGTTATAAACAGCAGAAATAGTTGTTTCTGCGGCTGAAAAAACTGCGGCATCATCAACTTCCATTGATGCTACAAAACCAGTTCCAGCAGTTGTTACTTTAACAAAAACTGTATTGTCTTCTTTGTAAAGCACTGTTCCGACTGGATCAACACCAGCACTGTTTCCAACAATACTATCACCGACAGCGAAAGCGCTTGCATCAGCAAGAATAAGTATTTTGCCTTCAGCGGCGGTTGCTGGAGTTGCTTCATCATTAGTGTAGTAATTACGCATATACGCAATTTTTCCCTGATCAGTTTTCATAGGCCATACACCACAAATTTCTGTGGCTGAACTTTGTGCGAAACCTCTAGTAATCATGGGTTTCATCATTCTCGCAAGAACTTCAACATTTCCATGAATGTTTTCTTCGTTAAGATCAATTCCATTGTCTTCACAATGTTTTTCAGCCACGCCCATCATATAGGTAGCCATAGCATGATTTTGTTCAGGAACACCATGTTTTTCGAGAACAGGTTTCATTTCCTCGATACGGTCCTGTGCGCACATTTCGTGCAGTGGTACATTCTGATTTGCCATTTTCATTCTCCTAAATCATCAGTTATCTTATATCCAAGCTTTTGCTCTTTTGCTTACTTTATCTTCTTCCTTTCCTTGTTCTTCGTCAGTAAGTCCCTCTATGAGTTCATTAAGTTGTTTTTTGAAATCTTCTTCATCTTCAAAATCAATTCCCTCTATGAGTTCATTGACCTGAACTTTCTGAGTTTCGGCAAGATCTTTTGTCGCTTCCTCAATAATAAATTCATAAATTTCAGTTGAATTTTCTTCTTCGTATTCATCTTCTTCTTCTTCAATAAAAATCTTATCATTTTCATCAACGACATCATTAATTTTTTCAGAAATTCCTTTAACAAACTCTTCATATTCACTTTCGTCTTCTTTCAAAGCTTCATATCCAAGACTTTCAAGTTCATCAAATCCTTCTTTCACAGAGAGATTTCCTTCTTTAATACTTTGAATAACTTCTTCAAGATCAGAAGAACATTCCACTTTTTCAATTAAAGATTCGAAAATTCCTTCATCTTCTGTTTCATTTTTTTCAGTAAGAGCATTCAATTTCTCAAGAATTTTTTCAAATTTTTCATCGACCTTTTGTTCGAGAGCTTCAAGTTTTTTCTCGACAACAGGTTTACTTTCTTTTTCTTCCTTTTCTTCCTTGAGTTCTTTCCATCTGTTTCTGTAAGATTCGGATTCAAGAATGAGATCAACATCTGCCTCTTCTTTCTCAAAATCTTTTTCAGCCTGAAATGCTTCAAAAACGCCTGATTCTGCCTCTTCAAGCTTTTCTTCCTTTATGGAATAAGCTTTTTTACAATCTTCACAAATGAAGTTTTCACCAGATTCAAAAAGGTCTTTTTTACATTCAGGACATTTTTTCTCTTTCATTACCATACTGTCCTCCTTTGGATTCGATTTCTTCAGGTTTTCAATCATATTTTTTAAATTTTCAATTTCTTCTTTTAAAGATTTAATTTCTTTATTTTCTTTCACAAATTCACCATTCATTATTCCCTCAGTTAAAGAAACAAGAAGTGTGTCATATTCTTCCTCTTCAAGCTGATTCATAACATTCTTTTCAAGAAATTCTTCAAGATCATCTGTTTCTTTTGATCCTGAACAAGATTCTATCAGTTGAAGAAAATTTTTCATTATATTTTCATCAAGACTGATTTTTTCAAGCAAAACTCCAAGTTCCATCTTATACCTCATTTTTAAACATTATCACTATTATTTATTAAACTCATATTTCATACTCCCAAATTTTCTTCCATAAAGCCTTTAAATTATCGTCAATTTCAGCTTTTTTAGTCCTTTTTAAAACCTTTTTTACTTCTGTTATTGCCTCATATCCGTAAATTAATTCCATACGCGGATCATTTTCAACAATCATTTCAATTATTGCTTTTGGAGTGGCCCCCGGTGCAGATTGATCAACAACCACATCACCAACATTTTTGAGAATCCAATGCGAAACAAGATTTCCATTAACTCCATTTTTTTTATATTTTGAAAGCATCCCTAGACTTTTAGTCGAAACTCCATATTTCAATTTTTCATCAAGGACAACTTTCAATGTTTGACCTTCCTTTGTATCTGAAAGAACTCTAGCCTTTGTATAAATATCATTTCCTTCTATTCTTAAAGGATTTTCAAAAATATGCGACATTCTCGAAAATTGAGGACTGGAATCTTTTGAATGATCCAATTCTCCAAAAATTTTATCTCGATTAGGAATTCTGTTGCCATTAAAATCTTCCACAACTTGTTCACCTTCCTTTTTCTGATACCATCTTTTGTTTCTATTCCAAAGTTCAAGTTGCGCCCAAATTCCATCAATATAATAAGTTTTTTCGTTTGTTTCTTCATTAATTTCAATTATTGATTCAGAAATGGATCTGAAATCATCCACATATTCTTCTAGCGGTTTTCTTGTTATATCCATAATTACCCCCTACACTAAAACCCAATTAGGTGTCCACCTTACAATTTGACCAACATTTCTAGGGCCAGAAGTAATATTTACATAAGGAACATGACCCTTTAATACAATTTTTCCCTTAAATTCTTTCCTTCTTTTAAATGGATCTATTTCAATCATTTTAACAGTATCATTTATTCTCAACCCAGATTTTTTAAAAGAATCATCAACTTTTTTCTTTAATTTATCAACAACCTTTGTTGCTAAAACTCCAAAACCAAACGATGTGATATCAAAAGCTTCACACAATTCTTTTATTTCCTCATCAGTATAGCTTTTATACTGCTTATCTTCTTTTATTAAAAAAATCATTAAAATTCCTCCTCTTCCTCTTCACCGCCTTTTTCAGCTTTTCTTTTTTCATAGTCTTCTTTAAATTTTTTCTGTTCTTCTGGTGTTTGTTCAAGAATATTTGTCCTGAACCACTCCTCGCCATACCATCTAAGCGCGGTTTCAGCAAATGCTTGAGCATCTTCAAGTTTTGCTAAATTTTTCTGTCTTTTTTTAGCTGATTCATAAATGGAATCATTTTCATAAATATAAAAAATATCTCCTTTTATTTCTTCCCATTGTTGGATAGTCAAGGTATTCGAAAAAACAGACTCAATTTTAAGAAGGAGAGTAAACAGAATATTAAAATATGTTCTTATCCACTTTATAAATCTAAAAAATTTAAATTCCTTTCTGCTAATTTCCTCAAGTCTTGAACCAAAATTTATAATTGAATTTTCATCATTTTCTGGTACTACATTGAGAGAACTATCAACTTCCTTTTTCCAATATAAAATATCATCAATATCACCTAAATTTTGATTTCCTCCAATTTCATCAATTTCATGTCCTCCATTTTGAGAATTCGTTTTCGGAAGCCAAAAATTTTCTTGCATTGCTAAAGTCATATTATTGGAATTTAATTCCCCTGTAACAGCATTGATCCTAAATCTTGAACGATATTTTGATTGTAAGTTGTTCATATATGATTTAGCACGTTTTTTATTCATTCCAGAAACATCAATTTTAAAAACCCATCTTGAAGGAGCACGAACAAATCTCTGAATTACAAGTGAATTTTCCATCATATTAAGAAGATTTAGAGGTCTCAAAGCTTTATTGAGATATGAAATAACAACACCTGATGTGTCTGTTAGACCAGAAGGGATAAAAAGAACATTTTTATATGGTATCTCTAAAGGATCTTGTTTTTCTCCATTTTCATCAAGACTAACTGTATATTCATAGACAAAATGTTTTTTACCGGATTTACTATCTTTTTTATAGACCAATTTCAATTTTAAAGGATCTAAAAATCTAATTCCTGTAATTCCCTCTTTTTTATTATTATCCCATTCAACATAGACATAAAGTCTTCCGTCTACGTACCAATCCATAAAAATGCTTGTGCCTTTTTTCTTAAAATTCATTTTTTTGATAATTCTGGAAAAAGAAGTTTCAATACCCTCTTTAGCTTTTTCTAAAACTGAATCGCTCATTGAAACTGATTCAATATCGCTTGTATCCACAACGACAGGATTTTTTGAATCCGGGACAACGGCTTCATTCACAATATCCATAAGACAAGTTTCAACTTTTGCAGTTTTTGAAATCGCTCTTGTCCGTTTTATTAATGTTTTTTCTTGTTCAAGTTTTTCTTCTGGTTTTGATTTGCTCCATTTACCACCATCAAAACCATAATCAACCTTTGATGTTTTATCAACGGCTATCTGATTATAAGCCTCTCTATCAAGAGCTTGAATAATTTTTGACGACTCATTGAGTATTATTCCCATCTATTTCTCCATAAATTCATTCAATATTATTTATTTTTAATATATTGATGACCTATAATTACCTTTATATTTTTGATATTCTTTGGCTATTTCTTTGTATACTTGCGATGCTGTCTGTTTTCTGAAAACAGGCAAAACAACCTTTGAAGCATTTTCCCATTCATCTATAGGAATTTTTTTAATTTTACTTTTAATTCTTCCAAAAAAGTAAGATCTGAAAGCCTGCCTGATATGTGATCCAGCAGATCCACCTCCAGACCTATAAACTTTATCCATATATCGCCCAACAGCCTTAGTTATATTTTGATGAGGATAATCTTCAAGATTGTCAGGATCATATTTATGACGTTCAGCCGCCTTTCTCACTATAGCTTCTAACTCTTTAATAAATTTTACTCTATTTGCAGGACTTAAATAATGTATATTCAAAGCTCTTAAAAGAGGCCCTTCTAAACCTTGTTTGATATCAATTGGAAAAATTAAGGGCATAGCATCATAAAAATTCAACTCCTTTTTATATTTCGGATCAGTATAAACAAGAGTATACATATTAAACATTCTCATTTTTTTCTGAACATCTTTACCTGTTTTTATATCTCCCTTGTCATCATCTTCTTTTTTATTCGATACTGCTTTTTTAATTTTAGAAAAAAGCCATTTGACCCCTTTCTTTATAGCATTTTCTTCCAATTCTTTAATAGCCATTTAAACCTCATAACGAATAGTTCCCGGTTTCATTTTAAATCCTGCTTTTTTCATCACTGTAATAATCTTTATAAAATCTTTTCCCTTCTTAATATTTATAGCGGCAATAACATTTAATTTATTCTTTTTGTTATAAATACCAACTTCTTGACCTCTTTCAATTTCTCCATTTGCAAAATCATGAATTATCTGGGGAAGGGCTTTTGTGATCGCGTCTTCAATCTCTTCTTCTGTTATCTTTTCGCCCATTCTATTATCTGCTCTTGTCTGTCTTTCGCCTGAATGAACAGAACCATGATAATCAATATCATCCATATTAATGGAAATTTTAAGATTTTTAATGTTGGCAATTTTTCCTTCGTTAACTAAAACGAAAGATTCGCCTATTTTTAAAAGTTTCATCATTTTCCTCCTATTTTCTTATATTTAAAATATTTAAAGGCAATCTTAATTGAGAATCTTCCCAATGCCATAACTTATATCTGTTTCTTTTAAAAGGATTATCAGTCAAAAGTCTGAATTTATATCCATATTGAAAAGCCCAATTAATTGCGGCTTCCCATTTTCTTATATTTTTTAAATAAGTTTCTGTTTGTTTTTTATATGTAATTAAATTTTTTCCCTTTTTAGGAACCTGAGTCTCTTTAAACGGTTTAATTTCGACTATATAATCAACAATTTTTCCGGTCTTTTCCCTGACTTTAAAAAAGAAATCCATATAATATCTATGTGGTTTATTATCAAATGTTTGATAAGGAATAACAACATTTTCAGATCCTACCTGAATAACATCCTTTCTTTTCATCAAGAGAAGAAAAAATTCTTCTTCCCAAGAACTTCTCATTACAATTTTTTTAGGATCAGAAATATATTTTTTAAATTGATATTCTGTTGTTAAAAAAATTTGTTTAGGATATTCTTTCTTTTTCTTTTTGAACATAATAACCCATAAATAATTATTCTTTCTATTATTATTTATGAATTATTTAAAAGAGAAGCTATTTAATTATCTCTATTTCAGCATTTGAACATTCTTCGTAAGAATCTTTAAGATATTGTTGCTGACTTTCAAAGGCAACTTGTTCTTCAAGAAGAGAACACTTGACAGTTGTCGAAATTTCTATTTTATATTTTTTTCTTTTTCCATTTTTTCTAGCAACAAAAACAATCGGTCTCCAACTTCTTAAAGTTGTCATCCATCCATTAGGACCCATTTCATCCCATAATTCAAAAACATCTTTGATCATTTTTTCGCCATCAAAACGGCCTATAAACTCTTTTCCATAGGTCGTTCTTCCAACAACTATGTCATCTTTTTTCATATTTCCTCCTCATCCTCATCCTCTTCTTCATTTCCTATCATATTCTCTCGATCTTGTTTTTTCAAATATTCCTGATCCTCATCAAGACATTTTTTAATAACTGGAATATTTTCTCCATCATTGCAAAGAAAAATATATTGATAAGACAATCTATCCTTGATAAACATTCTTAGAACTTCAAAAGCGCCATCTTCAAATGTCATACTCTCCAAAGAAAAAATAATTGATTTGGTTAATTTATCAGACATTTCATGAAGAAAAATTTCTGATTTTTTCTTCTTATAATCATATTTAAAATAACTACCAACTTCATCCATCAAGGAAAAATATTTTATTTTCTTCTTAATATATTTCCTTCTTGATTTAATCCATTTTTTGGTTGTCATTTTAAATAAAATCAAACCATCAAGTCTTTCTTCCCTTTTTTTCCTCAGAATTTCTAATTCTGGAATTGATTCAGAAATAATACTCATTTAAGCCTCACAAATTAATTTATCAAAACCATCAGTAACATCAATATATTTACTAAACCCGTCTCTTCTCTCAACTCTAATCAATTTATCAGCCATTTCAAGATTTTCAGCTCTGTGGGTTATTATATTAACATAAGGAATATTCTTCTTAACCTGTTCAAGAGCTTGTTTCAAAGCTTCAGGAGACATTGAAGAATCAAACATTTCGTCAAGGAAAATTAAAGGAAAATTATTATTACTTTTTATCCTTAAAAATTCAATGAAGGTAAAAAGAATAGCAAGATTAACTCTTTGAGATTGTCCATTGGATAAATTTCTATAAGGAAATTCTTGACCTTTTTCGATAATAATACAATCCAAACCTTTTTTATTATTAAAAGAAACACCATGTTCAGCATCCACAGCTTTTAAATACTTATCACAAATTTGATTTAACATAGATAAATATTTCCCAATAATATACTTTTTAATTCCTTGTTCGCCGACAATAACTATAAGTTTTTCTAATAAATCTATTTCATCATTTAACTTCAATAAAATCTTATTTTCTTCTTTTATTTTATTTTCAATTTCTTCAATTTTTCTTCTATCTGGTGTCTTTATTTCTTTTTTATATTCATATATTTTTTCACTAAATATTTTTAACTGATTTTCTTCTCTAATTATTTCAATTTTTGATTTTTGATTTTCCTGTATAATTTTATTTAGATTATCATAATCATTTTCAATATTAATAATTGACATAGAAATTTCTTTCATCTTTTCATTATTTTTATCTATCTGTTCATTCCAATTTTTCTCTTTTATTGTTTCTTCCAATATTTTCATTTCATGTTCTATTTTTCCAATTTCTTGCTTTTTTGGAACTTGCTTTTTATGTAAGTCAATTTTTTCAATTTTTTCTGCTATCTGCTTTTTATATTCTTTAATAAATTTATTTTCTTTTTCTTCTAATTCTTTCCAATTTTCCAATTTTAATTTTTTCTTTTCTTCCGTTAAACTTTTTAATTTTTCTTTATATTCTTTTTCTCTTTCTTCTAATTCTTGAATATTTTTGTTATATTCTTTTAATTTTATAATTTCTTTTTCAATTTGTTTTATAATTTTTTCAATTTTAATTTTTCTTGAATGTTGTTTCTTTGATTCTTCAATTATTTTTTCTTTCTTTTTTTCTTCTTCATCTTTTAATTTTAACAATTCCTTAATTTTATTATTGCCATATTCTCCAGTTATTTTATTTCCACATTCTTTACATACATTCGTATTTTTATAATACTCAATACTTTTGGAATATTGATAAATCTTCTCAATAGTTGTCTGAATTTCATCTAAATTTTTATTATATACAATTTCTTCTTTTATAAAAATATTTTGTAATCTTTCTTTTTCTTTTTCAAGTTTTTCTAAGTCGAGAACTTTTCCATGATTTTCTTTTATTTTTTCAATTTTTTCATTTAATCTTTCAAATAAATTTTCGTTATATTCAATTTCTTTATTAATTCTACTTTTTTTCTCATTATAATCATCTTTTCTTTTTTTAATTTCTTTGATATTATCGGCTGATTCTTTCCCTTTTGTTGATAATTTATAACATTGCTCTCTTAAAAGATCATATTTATCGTCTGAGAGCACGTATAATTGATTGTAATCGCTTTTAAGAGAAATTAAGTACTTTCCCATGTCTTTTAATTTTTTTGTCTTTAAAACGAATTCTGCTTGTTCTTTCTTTAATATTTCAATTTCATTTTTGAGTTTAATTTCCTGTTCTTTCGCTTGTTCTTTTTTCTTTTGAATTATTTTTAATGAATTTTCGTCAACTTCTTTTAAATTATTTTTAATGTTTTCAATTCTTTTTTCAACTTCTTTTAATTTTTCTTCAGCTTCATTTTTTTGTATTTTTAATTTTTCATGCCTTTCAATTATATCTTTCTCTAACATTTCTTTTTGTTCTTTAAATGAAGATATTTTTCCATTAACTGTTGCTATATCAAATTTTTTACTTTTAACATCATCTTTAATTAATTCTCCCATTTTATCATATCTTTCAAGAGAAAATAATCGTTTAATAAAATCCTTCTTGTCAGTAGAATTAAGCTCAAGAAAGGGCTTTGAAAATTTTCCTGAAATAAAAACTGTTTGATCAAAAATTTTCTGATCTATATTAAGAATTTCTGCAATTTTCTGGCCAAGCCCTTTCTTTCTTGTATATTTCACTTCTTCATATTTATCTTCACCATCCTTCTTGACTGAAAATGAATGTTTGTCTGGTTTAAAACTTCTCTTAATTATATAATGATTTTTATTATCATCCCAGAAATCAAGTTCTACTTCGCATTGTTTCTTATTCGTTCTATTAATAATTGAGGAAATGTCTTTCTTTGAATATGTTTTACCAAATAAAGCTACCGAAATCATATCAATAATTGTAGATTTTCCTGAGCCTATTTCGCCGTTATAAATTATAACTTTACCATGAATAAATTCAAATGAAGTTTTA